GTCCAGGTTCCTTCGTATTTCCATCTGACGTAGATCTTCGGGTGGGCATAGCTGAAGCTGGCTTCGTAATACTGCATGATGGAGCCGGTGGTGTCGTTGCTGTTCTGGTTCGTGCTGCAGATATATACGTGGCCTGCTCCGGATTCCGGGATATTGGAGATCCCGGAAGCGTCGCTTGCGTTCTGGATGAAATACACCCGGCCGATCTCGATGAGATCGTCCAGATCCGCGCCTGGACGGAGTACATCACCGAAGAATCCTGCAGGAGTGACGGTGCCGGCCGCGGTCGGATTCACATAGACGCTGTTTCCGATTTCGCACAGGACCGTGTTGCCATCCACGTTGGAAACACTGGTCCCCAGCTCCCTTGCATGGTGAAGCATGAGATTGGAAATAGTCTTGAGACGTGCGTCACGCGCTACTCCATAGGCTGCTGTCAGGAACAGTTTGCCGCTCATGCTGCTGCGGAATTTTTCGGAGTCAATGAGGTTGAGTCCGTGGTGCGGGATCTGCAGGATGTCGACGGCTTTGATCATCTTTGCCATTTTATCCTGTGCCGGCAGCTCAATATCTCCAGTGAGAGCAATCACTGTCCTGCCGACGAAGATCCGGCAGCACATCGAGAAGTTATTGTAGTTGGTATGGGAGATCGTCTGGTAGTCCTCGTCCTTCTGGTAGCTGTAATAGTCGGAATACTGGGATCCGGTGACGTTGAAAAACTGGATCCTGATGTTATCCCGCGGATCCTCTGGATGATGCGGGGAGAGTTCCACCTCATAGCCATCCACGACCGGCTCGATATACGTTCCACCATGCAGCCCGATCGTTACCTTGCAGCCGGTCTGCGTGGCGGAGTAGCTGGGTGTTCCGATGTAGGATCCCCAGTCAATTGCTCCATGGGGCAGATACCATTCATCGATCTGGATCCCTGCAGAGTACAGAGCATTAATACCAGCCTGCTGATAGTGATCGCTGTGATAATGGGAGATGATGAATGCGTCGATCCGGTCGATATTATTGGCCGACAGGTAGTTGATCAGGGTTGCGCAGTTATCGTTGCCCATGTCATAGACGATACACCAGTTTTCTCCATGCATGACGATGCAGAGAGAATAGCCGCGGGCTGCGTCCAGGGTGTTGGCTGCCGGACATCCCAGCAGGGCCAGTTTACCGGAAGCGATAGCGGAATAGGTGGAATCCTCCAGGGCCATCTGCCGGTTGTACAGCGCGGTCACTCTGGACGAAATGCCGGCCAGAAGCGTGTCATTGATCAGAGCGGCCATGCGTCCGTCATCGATAGCTTCCTGCACCGCTGCGTCGACCATCGGCTCGAAGTCAATACCGGTGAGATAGTCGTGATCTTCCTTCACCTGTTTCAGAAGCCAGTCCAGGTTCAGGTTATGGATATCCGCAGAAGGGAAATTTTCAAAAGGCATAGTCAGTACCTCCTTTAGTATACTTGGATACAAAACTGGTCCTTAAAGGACTGTGTAATGGCGTCCAGCAGGTTGTAACGCAGCCTGACATCCATCTCCCCCAGGATCATCTGTGCAGCCGTAGTGACGCCGATATTGCCGTAGATATGGCCTTCATGATCGGATTGAGCTGCATCCCGGTCTGCCATGTTAGGCTGCTCATTGAAACCTGCCACCTGGGTCGCTCCAGTGTCCTTCCATTCTTCGTGTCGGTCGTAGTTATGCAGCGGATCATAGGACGTTTCCAGGGCCTCTTTCAGCTGGATCCAGTTGTTCATCTGTTTCCGGCACCAGAGTCCGATCATATACTTGACGTACTCCGGCTCGGTATAGAGCAGGCTCAACTCCGCGCACTCCGCCAGGATGTTATCGATAGCGTCCTGCCGGCTGACGCCGTCCGGGACGTCGAAGTTGTCCCAGACGTGGCCTTCAGTATACTCATTCAGCCCCAGGATCGACAGTCTGACCATCGTCATCCACCTCCTCCTGTTTGTAGCGCCAGTCAACAGACAGCCGGATCCCGAACATATCTTCTGCTTCAGCGCAGGACGCCTGCAGAGATTCCAGCCAGAGATCACCCAGCAGCCTGGTCTCGGTATTGTTGGACTGTACCTCGTCGGTGATCAGACGCTCCCGCTTGTCCGTGTTGGCGTTAGGGATCCCGATCTGGGTCAGATACCGGCACTCGATCTTCCGCAGATCCGACAGCAGCTCCGGCACGATGTAGGTATTCCGGAGATCCTGCGTCCAGGGGACCCATGTGGGTTTGCCCTGGTCATCCAGGAGCTGTTTGTCGATGAAGACCGCCGGCTGGCCTTCCGCAATCTGGTCGTACAGCGCTTTAAGGCTTTCTGCGGTGCTCTTCTTGGTAGCGCCGAAAACATACGAAAGCTTAGAATTCACAAGGTTCATGCTGATCGCTTCGCTGGCCAGTGTCATCTCTTCGGCATAGTAGTTGACCAGATCCATGATCCCGCCATAATCGGGCTGCAGCCGGATCAGTGTGCAGTCGATCCCGATCTTCGGCTCCAGCAGTCCCTTCAGCAGTGGGTTTGCTATGATGACATTGGTGGGCTGGTACATCACGTTGTAGCCCCGGAGACCGCACTGCTGCGGGATCACGCCATACTTATCGGTGTTGATTACCGCGATAAATCCCCAGCAGTATAGGACGTACAGAAAGTAATTCTTTTCCCAGGTCTCCGGCAGATTCCACCGGAAGGCTGCGATCGCCTTCTGCAGGAGATAGCGCCGGAAGAACTGGTACAGTGCATTATTGCGCGTGTGTACGGTTCCGGGCCGTACATAGCTTGTGATTGCGTTAGCATGGTCGTAGTAGACCGGAGGATTGATCATGCGAGTCCGCACCTCCTTTTGCGTTTTCTTCTAAGGTAATTGATTAAGGTCCAGGGACCCCACGGACTGGCCGGTGGTATCGGCTGGTCGGTGTTGTAGATGAATCCCTGGAAATAATAGTTTCGTGCAGGAATTGTCATCCAGGAGCTGAGATAACCGTCACCAGGGTACAGAGTCTCCGTGAAGAAATAGCTGTTTGGATATCCGGAGTTGCTGGTAACAACGGAGCCGTCCGGATTGATTACCTCAACAGTCGCGACATGGCCCAGCGCGGTGCTGGGAAGCGTCCGGGGAGCAAAGCACATGATGGCACCCAGCTGCGGAACCATGCCGGTCTGGTAGCCGGCATTCACTGCTTCATCAAACCAGTCCATACCGTTGCCGTTTGGAAGGCTGGTATCCCAGCCGCCCAGGATCTCCGCGGCTCGTCCGTAACAGTAGCAGGTGCAGTTAGGCAGGCCGTTGCCGGAGTCATAATATTTGTTGCCGTCCTCCCACCAGGGATACGGCATACCGGCGCTGGTCAGTCGAGGAGTAAACGGCATAAGCGATCACCTACTCGTAATAATAGCCGCCTTCCAGATAACTCCGGATGGCGTCCATCTCTGCCCTGGTGCAGGGGATCTGTATGTCAGTATCGGTGCAGAGCTGATACCCCGGCAGCGTGTTCAGCTGCCGTACCTGGCACAGAGGCCGGCCACGGTGAGCCTGATCTTCGTTGGCGATCTGGTAAAAGGTGCTGACCAGGAACCAGCTGCCGTACAGAGCTGCGAATCCGCCATTATGTCCGGAAGTAGTGACGTCAGGCATGGCCGTCTCTACAGCGCCTCCGATGGCCGACAGACCGCCCTGGATGGCTCCGGCGATGTTTCCGGTGAGCAGGGACCCCACTGCTCCTACAGCGCTGCTGGCGACGTTTAGAGCACCTCCAAAGTAGTCGCGCAGAACCTGGGATACCTGGACCGGCAGACCTACCTGCGCCTGCTGGGTAGCAAGCGGAGCAGAGTCGCTGCCGCGGAGGATTCGCAGGATCCCTATGCCGGTAATGTAATCCAGGACGATCTCCAGAGTTATGGAAGATTCACCGGCCACAGCGTTGGCGTCAATAGCGATCCGTCCAAAGGGTTTCAGATCCAGGATACGGTTGGTATATGGCGCGCTGTTCAGGTACGCACCGCGGGTAGCGGCCTGCGGATGAGACGGCAAGCTGACGGAGATGGTGGTCATCACGTTATAATAGCCGATCTGGGAGTCGTTCATTTTAGGAGCGGTAATGCCGGTATCCCAATATCCCAGATATACAGCACTTGCAAAACCGGCGCCGGGAATAGCCGGAAACCAGGTGACGCTGCTCAAGTATTGCATTGGATCGAAGATAGCTTTTGTCATCCACGCCTGCGAGTCCTTGATATTGCTATTAAACCAGTTATCATCGAAAACGGCAGCGCAGAAACTGGCGAACTTGGACGGCGACATTTTATAGTATTCAGTGGCTCCGTCCTTATTGATGACGCCCACACAATAGTATCCGCTGTCATAGGATGGAGAAGGCCAGGGAGACGATATAGCAGTCTTGGTGATCGCAGGCCCAGCTTTGGTAGGATACATATGGTCGACAATGGAGCCATCACTCGCAGCTGCAGCCCGGACCACATAGGCCGACGTTTGGCCGATCTGGGTCTTCCAGGACGCAAGCGGATCCACGCTGCAATATGCCACCCAGAGACCGCCTTCAAAGGCCCATCGGGTCACCCAGTAGTAGCGGGACCAGGCCGGGACCTTACAATAGTTAAGGCCGGTAGGGTTGGCAGCTGCGCCGATGTTCAGCGGCAGCCGCGGGCTGATGATATCAAAATTGGCGTTGCTCTGGCACTGGTAGGTTGTGCCGGATCCGGCAGGCTGCGCGGTGCTGTTGACCTCTTTGGTGAATGAATAGAAATTAACAGGAAACAAGTTGATCCTCCTTCCTTTTAATTTGCCCAGTCCGGGCGGGCAATTCCCGGACTGGGCTATATGAGGAGATCCCGCCACGGCTGGACGGACCGGGACGGTGATGGAGGGTTAGTCGAGCAGGAAAATGACGCCCTTCTCGGTCGTATCCTGATAGGTCTTGAGCAGTTCGTGGATCCAGGTCGTGGTGTAAAGACCGCGGGCGTTGTGAGGCGCCGGTTCCCATCTCTGGTTCATGGTAGCATAGCCCATGGCCTCCTCATCGAACAGGACGCCGAACACGTTAGCCTGGGATACCGCGCTGCCGGTCTTGGCGGCGCCGGAAGCGTCGATGTAGCCGGGCGTGACGGAAATGCTGTCCGGAGTCTGGATGGACTGCCAGTAGTTAACAGTCTCATAGGCGCCCAGCCGCAGCAGCTCTTCGTGATAGGTATCAGCCAGGGCCATGGTGGTCATCATCTTATCGGCAGGACTCCACAGCAGCATCTTCTGGCGATCCTTAGGCGTATGACGCTGAACAGGATAGTTGGTGATGTTGGTCTGGAACATCTGGCTGCGCTCGGTCAGCATGTCGGAGATGGACAGGATCCTGGCAAAAGCCCAGCGGATAAACGCAGGATAGTTGGCCGGCTGGAAGACGGTGGTGGCAGTCAGGGACAGACCGGTCAGGGTGTTGTACTCGGTCAGCAGATGGACCATCCGATCGGTCTGGTTGGCGTCGATGATGCTGCCGATGAAGTTGGCGCAGATCATGCGGGCCAGATTCTCGCGATTCTGCTCCAGTTTGTCCACCATGTTCTGGGTGACCATGGAGATAAAGCTGCCCAGCTCGCCGGGGCCGGTGAACGCACAGTCCAGCTGCGAATCCATGATGGTGTAACTGTCCTCAAAGACCTGGCTGCCGTAGTAGTTGGTCATGAGAACGATAGGCTTGGTAATGGTTTGCTGATCCACGCTCTGGCCGGTACCGTCGGCAGGAGTCTGGCCGGAGTCGTAGGCAACAGGCCATTTCCAGGCGTCGTCATCGCGTGCACCGCGATCCACGACCTGGAGCTTACGGACGTGGTTTCCATAGGCGGCTTCGCTGATCTCCATCAGACCGAACTTCCGGGAGTAGGGCCGGACGGAAAAAATAGTCCTGGACAGGACCTGGCTGATTGCGTTCATCACAGGATCCCGGCCGGTCTGCAGGGTAGTGATGGCGTTGGTGACGAAATCAGCGGTGTTGGTCGCGGTCAGGGCAGCCTGACCGGTGGCCTGCTGCTGGATGCTGTTCAGGATGGTTGCGACCTGATTGAAATTCATGATGTTGGTAGGCATTTATTTATTCCTCCTTTTCGTTCTTTTCGGGATCCGGATCTTCCGGAACCTCGATCTGTACCCATTCCAGGGGTTTATCATTCAGGATCCAGTCATAGCCCTTCGGGGCCTTGGCTGCATCCGGCCGGGATTTCATCATGGAAAGCAGCTCGTTGTATGCCGTCTTGGAGATCTTCACCAGTCCTTCAAATTTGTCCGGTCCGTTAGTTCCGAAGCCGGGAATGTGGCCGTCTTTATCAACGATTTTATAATAGGGAATCATGATTCATACCCCCATAGCTCCCAATGATAGGTTCCAGGCTGCACCTTCGTCACTGATGATTGCTGCGGTATATTTATACCGGTCATTGCAGACGGCGTTCCGTTATAGGTCAGCATACTGGCATGGTTAGCAGTAGCTCCATTCCAATTTCGTTCCCCGTTGCTGGCGTACTGGCTGTATACTCCGAAATTGGAGCTTGTCAGCAGAAACGATGCCACATTATCAACAGCCGGAGGCGTCAGCTGCCGGAGACCGCTGTAGACCTGGCCTACGCCGGACGTTACGGAATCCTTGATATAATCGATAACGTCAACAGTTCCGGTATGAGTTACCGGTATAGTAATAGATGACGCAGCTGCCGTTACGGTATAGTCACCATAACCCAGTTTGGTCAGGACAGGGCAGCCACCTCCGCCGCCCAGGTCTGGAAGCTCATGCATGGTGGAGCCGTCAAACATGAAGCATTTGGACTGGTCCATCAGATAGACGACGTCACCCTCGTTGGGGCTGAAGTCTCCCCAGTCATCCGTGGACAGGCCGACGTACAGCTGGCGCTCGTAATCAGTTGTAAGGATCATTGGCTCACCACCTTATCGTGCCGGTGTATTCCAGCCAGGTGGAGCTGTCTGCGTCGAACATGAAGGTCTTAGCCGTGTCCATCTCAAAGAACCTGGCGCCGTTGGGGATGCCGGTGGTGGGCTTGGTGTCCGTGGACAGTCCTTCGTATTGCTGGATGGTGTAGATCGTGTAAAGAGAAATCATAGGCAGAGTCACTCCTTTCTGGGCGGCCTGATGATGGCCGCCAGGATGTCGTCTGCGGTTTCAGGCTTGGGCTGCTGGCTATTTTTTATCGCCAGCTCCTGCATACTCCTGGACATCTCGTCGAACTTTCCAAGGATTCGATCCAGCATATCCGGAGCGGCCGGAGTCGGCGCCGGAGCAGGAGCAGGAGCGGGATCCGGAGCAGGAGCGGGATCCGGAGCGGGCGCCGGTTCCGGATCCGGAGCGGGTGCGGGTACAGCCGGCTGCAGGCCGGAAAGCCGCAGGATCTCGTCCTTTGTAAAGCCGGCGCTTACCAGCTTCATGATCTCATCATATGTCATTGCTTAATCCTCCTCAATTACTCTGACGGACTTGGCAGCTGCCGACGCCGCCTCCTCGCTTTCATACGTTCCGATGCATACGCTGAACTTCCTACCGGGAATAGGCACTCCGTAGAACTGGCAGATGCCCGCGCATATCCGGTCCGCCATCTCTGGGAGATGATCCACGATCCAGAGCGCCAGATCCTTACGATCATGGAATTCCGTCTCAATGTACACGGTCGGGGCATTTGGGTATTTGATCTCGTAGAACGTCTGCTCCTGGATCATCCGGTCGTTGGTGCCGGGCGTGATGGGAGCCAGCTGGTCGAAGATCTTCAGGCCGGCAGAATATCCCTTGCTGGATTTGTTCCAGTAGAAGATGTGGGTGCCGTTACCGCCGCCGGCGTTGCTATGCAAGCAGACGTACAGATCCGCGTCCCAGCTGTTGGCAACCGCGACCTTTTCGGCCATCGTGTACCGATGCATAAGCTTCGTCTCAAAACCGGCCTTCTTCAGCCTGGCTTCCAGCAGCTGGCCCAGGAGACCCATCTGCTCGCCTTCCGTGGTATCGATGCCGGTATACTTATTGCCGAACTGATCCGACGGTGAAATGAAGATCTTAATTGCCATAGTCATCAGCTCCCATCTTCGTAAGGATCTGTTTCAGGACCACAGTATTGTTGTTTACGGCTTCGGTCATTTGCTTGACCTCTTCCTTGTGGTCCAGCCGTTCCTTGTTCCACATCGAAAACATGACAATTACGCAGGCCACCGGGAACCCGATGTTGCTGATCAGGGCCGCGATATCCGACGGATCCATAGGCAGCGCCTCCTTCCTTAATTATATAATAAGAGGGCCAGCAATTCGTGCGGCGGCCGGCCGCATGGACGCCCTTCCGGGGCTGGCCTTGTCCGTTGCTGATCCCTCTCTTCGATATTAGCACAATTAATATTTTATGTCAATATCATTAGAATTTTTAATTTTACATATTGTCGTCCCGGTGGTATTATAATTACGTCATCCGGAACAGAATATTGAATAAGGAGGGTAAAGAGATGACAAAGTATCATTGCGAATTCAGCACCGGCGAAATCCTGGAGTGGGAAGGCACGTTCAGCAAATACTACTGGGATATCCTGCTCAAGAACCTTATGGGCTGGTGGTACGGCCAGGACCGGGAAGACGGTTCCGTCATCGTTTACGTTGATGGCCGGGCGTCATTCGCCCTGACCCGGACGGTCCGTCATCCCCGCTGCGTCATCCGGCTGCATATGCTGCAGCAGGACCGGCCGATCGGGAATCACGTTATCAGGGACTTTGACTACACGGAGGGGGATTGAGATGGTAATCGGTTATGTGTGCGCGATCTGGGGCGCCTGGTCTTTAAGCCAGGCGTTCCTTAAATTGATTGATTGGCTGGAGGGAAGAAATGAAGAAAAGAATAGTAGACCTGGATGCTCTCCTGAAAACACTGTATAAATACTATCCGGAATACTGGGAAGACGTAATAGAGGAGTTTCCAACACTTGATGCCGTCCCTGTGGTGAGGTGCAAGGATTGCAAATGGTGGAAGTATGAACCCAATTGGAACCTCCACTTTTGCACATATGCGATTGGGGAGAGTTTTGTGAGGGGCAAAGAAGACTATTGTTCCCGTGGTGAACGAAAGGAGCAGAACGATGAGACTGTATCGCTGTGACGTCTGCGGAAAGATCCTGATGATCACTGCTGGCGAGAGAACCGTGGATAGGGTCTTTGGACTGGATCTTTGTCTGGACTGCGCTGCCGTGGCCCTGGACATTGATTTGCGGGATGAGTATATCCACAAGATCCTGCAGGCAAGGGAGGATCTCAAACATGAGTGAGAGGATCTGCCGGTTTAATCAGAGCATAATCTGCGGGAATGACGCGAACTGCGGCAGCTGCGGATGGAACCCCGAAGAGAACGAGCGCCGGCGCCAGGAAATCAGGCAGCGCGGGACCGTTTTCGGATCTATGGATAACCCGCTTCGGCATATCAAAGGCGAAGAGAACCGGACCGCTCTCCGGCGCTTCTCCGGATTGAGGAGGAGATAGGATGAACATGGCTCAAAAGTTATTGGCCGTCATAATGGTCCTGCGGGATCGTGGCTGGAAAGTCCACGCCCAGCTGGACCTGCAGGGATGGGGGATCTACGTTGACTACATCGACGAGGGTCCGCAGTTTGGCCTTCTGGTCCGTCTGGATCCGATCGCCTGGTCTCCCTATATGACACACCAGGACATCGCGCAGCTCATCGTGGACGAAGTCCAGGACGCCCTGGACGCGAACTATCGGAACTTTAAGCCGGAGGTGTAACATGGCAACACCTGTCAAATATGTTAAGTTCGCCTTTCCTATCTCCGCGTACCAGCCCGACGCGCTCCGCTCCGGTTATACGGAGCGGGAGCTGCGCCGGGAATACTCGCGTTTGCGTGACGTGGCCCAGAAGCGCCTTGGACGCCTGCAGGCTTCGGAGTTTGCCGGCAGCCAAACCGTCAAGTACAACGTGGGACGGTTCAAGAAACTGAAGGACATCGAGAGCCAGTCCGAACTGACCCACCTGCTGGGAGATTTGGCACGGTTCCTGACGGCCACCCGCGGCAGCGTGGCCGGCATGAGAGAAGCACAGCGCAAGAGCATAGAGACCCTGCAGGAAGGCGGCCTGGGATGGATCAATGAGAAGAACTTTAGCCAGTTTGCCGATTATATGGACTGGCTGCATGATTTTTACCCACGAGGATATCCGTCAAAAGCCCTGCGTGTTTTTGAGCAGGCCATGGAAAAGAAACTGGATCCCGAAGTGGTAAAAGCTAATTTCGACCAGTACCTGGAGAACGTGGAAAAGACCGGCAGCATAACTCCTGCCGGCTGGGATGAGTAGCCCGATCATCGGCTGGGAGGAGCTGCCGGCCCGGTATCTCTCGAGGATCCGGACGGAGAAACGGAAGAAAGCGAATATCGGGACCAGGATGGGCCGTCAGTATCTGGACCTTGTGACGGCCTTCGACATCGAAACGACGCCCATCCCCGGCATGGAAGAAGCAGGGATGTATATCTGGCAGTGGCAGTTTGGCCTGGACTATACCGTCATGGGCAGGACCTGGGACGAGCTGCGCTGCCTGATCGCCAAGCTGCTGGATATCCTGCCGGAGGACCGGACCCTGGTCATCCTGGTCCATAACTTAAGTTATGAATTTCAATTCCTGCGGACGATCTACGCCTTCCAGCCGGAAGAAGTATTTGCCGTGGACCGCAGGAAGATCCTGAAGTGTACCATGTACCAGCGCCGGCTTGAGTTCCGGTGTACATACCTTCATTCTAATATGTCGCTGAAAGCCTACCTGCAGAAGATGGGCGTCGAACACCAGAAGATCTCCGGCGACGAATTCGACTACAGCAAGATCCGATATCCCTGGACCGAGCTGTCGGATCTGGAACTGGAATATTGTCAAAACGATGTTCTGGGCCTGGTGGAAGCCTATATGGAGCAGCTCCGACGCGACGGTGACAATCTGCAGACCGTGCCGATGACGTCCACCGGCTACGTCAGGCGCGAAGCAAAGCGGGCCATGAGGCTGGCTCCCAGGAATATGGTCCCGGATATGCAGCCGGATCTGGAACAGTACCGGCTGCTGCGGGAATGCTTCCGGGGCGGGAATACTCACGCAAACCGCTATTATGTGGGCCACGTCGTGGAGAATGTACACAGCGCCGACAGATCTTCAAGCTATCCCGCGGAGATATGCAACGGCCTTTTCCCGACCACCAGATTCCGCTGGCTGGGCGTTCCGAAGATCGAGTATATCCGGCGCCATATCAAGAAAGGCCACGCTGTGGCCTTCAGGGTGGCCCTGTGGGACGTTTCCATGCGGGACCCTTATGACGGGTTCCCATACCTGCCCAGGAGCAAATGCTACAATGTGATAGATGGGATCTATGACAACGGCCGGATCCTGGCTGCCAGATACCTGGAGACCAGCTGCACGGATATCGACTGGGTCATTATTCAGCGTCAATACAAGTGGAAGCATATCAAAGGCGTCCGGGCCATGTGGGCGCATTACGGCCCGTTGCCGCGTCCCCTGGTGCTGACAGCTATCGAATACTATGAAGCCAAGACCGCACTGAAGGGAAAGACCAGCGCCGACGGCGGCGTCGAATACCAGTATGCCAGAAGCAAAGAATTACTTAATTCTATGTATGGAATGATGGCCCAGGATCCTGTAAAATTCAACCTGCTATTTGATGAGAGCATAGACGGCTGTTTCAGGGAGGATGACCAGGATCCCGAAGCGGTCCTGCTGAAATACCAGCGCCGGGCTTTTCTCTGCTATCAGTGGGGCGTATGGGTGACAGCTCACGCCCGCGCTGAACTGCAGGCGGGTCTGGACATGGCCGGCCATAACGCTGTCTACTGCGATACCGACAGCGTCAAATATGTCGGATCCATCGACTGGACGCCATATAACAATAAATGCGTAGCGCTTTGCAATGAGTCCGGCGCCCATGCTACCGACGCAAAAGGACAGGAGCATTTTATGGGCGTCTTTGAGCAGGAACCCACCACAAGCTTCATTACCCTGGGCGCGAAGAAGTACGCGTACCAGTATCCGGACGGCAAGCTGGTGATCACCGTGGCCGGCGTCAATAAGAAGAAGGGCGCGGTGGAACTGGCTGAAGCAGGAGGCCTGGACGCCTTCCGGAACGGATTTATCTTCATCAAGGCCGGCGGCCTGGAATCAATCTACAATGATGAGCCTGGCAGCAGATATGTGTTTGTTGACGATATGGCCTGGGAGATAGGCCCGAACATATATCTGAAACCGTCCACCTACACGCTGGGCCAAACAGCAGAATATATAGAACTGCTGAAGGATCCGGCGCTGTTCTCGATGGTCAAACATCGTTTTTTGTAATTCAGGGCAGCCATACCCTGGAAATATATGAAATGGAGGAATTGAACTATGGCACGAATCACCAACACCAAGAAGCAGGAGAACGCGGCGCCCATCGCGTGGGCGGTGGACAGGGTCCGGCAGTGGGACGATGAGTCCGTCAGCTTCGACCTGCAGATCGCGGTCGCTCCGGAGAGGATCCTGACCGTCTACGGCTGCCGGATCGCGAAGGGCCGGCAGGATGATTTCGTCAGCTTCCCCAGCAGGAAAGGCAAGGACGGCAAATATTACAGCCACGCCTACCTCCGGCTGACCCAGGCGGAGCAGGACGCCATCATCGCGAAGATCCAGGAGGCCCTTGAATGAACCTCTACACGTCCGAAGGCTGGCTGGATGTACCGGAAATTGTGAAGCAGGGGTTTCCGTTCACATTCATAACCGGAGGACGTGGAACAGGAAAGACGTATGGAGCGCTGCTTTACGCAAGGCAGCGCTCCGCGCCTTCTCACCGTTTCATGCTCCTGCGGAGAACGCAGGCCCAGGTAGAGCTGATCAGCAAGCCGGAATTCAGTCCGTTCAAAGCGCTTGATCTGGCTGAAGGCTTTGTCACTGTTACGCAGCCCTTGACGAAATACACGTCCGGCTTTTACAACGGCCAGGAACAGGATGATGGAACATGGAAGGCCGCAGGGCCGCTCCTGGGCTATACGGCAGCCTTGTCCACCTTCAGCAACCTGCGAGGATTTGACGCCTCCGACGTGGACCTGATCATCTTCGACGAATTCATACCACAAACGCAAGAACGGCCTATACGCAACGAACCGGACGCATTATGGAACTGCTACGAGTCTGTTGCCCGGTCAAGGACGAACGTGCAGCTGCTCTGCCTGGCAAACGCAAACACGCTGGGTAATCCCATCTTTCTGGATCTACAGCTGGTCCAGGTGGCCGAGCGAATGAGGGCTAAAGGCCGAGAGATCTGGACGGATGACAGCCGCGGGATCATGCTTGTCATCCTTCAGCAATCACCGATCAGTGAGAAGAAACGGCAGCAGCCTCTTTACCGGCTCCAAAAGAATAGCGAATTCACCAGAATGGCCCTGGACAACGATTTCGCGTATGAGGAGAGATCGAACTCCGGCCGGCTTCCGCTAAAAGAACTGGTCCCGCTTGTTGCGATCGGTGAGATCTGCGTCTACAGACGCAAAGCAGGTGGCTACTATGTGAGCGGCCACCGGTCCGGATCCCCGGAGACCTACGGGACCGGAGCACACGATCTCGAGCGCTTCAGACGTCGCTATCTATGGCTGTGGCAGGCCTACATGAATCGCAACATCCTCTTTGAAGAGTACGTCCAGGAAGTCCTCTTTACAAAGTATTTCGGATGAGGTATAATGATATTGCCAGGGTGACTATCTTGTTATTTCTGCATAAAATGCAAGATGGAACAGTCCCAGGGACGAGGAGAGTTATGCAGGACTCTCCTCGTTTCATTTTGGCCGGATCTCTCTTTGCAAAACGAACACAAGCGAATGAAAATGAACACAAACGG